CCCAACCTTGGTCTCGAAAGGGAGTCCTACCATTATGAACTCCCACGCTCTAGTATACCAGCTTGGCAGAACCCCTTTAAGGACACTAGAAACAAAGGTGATAGGAAATCGATCAGTAAAAGCCGAAAGGTCAATACTGTGATATACCTCCCACCCTTGAATCTTGTTCCTAAAGGAGCCCTGATCGAATGTACAGTCCTGAGGAATTTTCTTTAAGACCCGATAAGACCAAGAGTGTAGTGGCCGTAGAACAGTCTGTGACATATAGTCAAGCTCTGCTACAACCCTAACTTTTAGTTCCTTATCTGGGAAATAAACAACTTTCCTCTAATGAGTCGATGTCGGGTTGACGGTGCTCGAAAGAGCACGGACAACCTTGACAATCGGTTCATTATTTAATAAGAGATCAAGTCTTTCACTAAATGCAGGTCCCCCTAGCAGTTTTAGGTTTTCAATCTAAGCTGCAGGGAGGAAATACACTTCGTGGAGACTTGAAGCCAAAGCATGACCTATTGGTCCTGCTTTGGAACTAAAGTGGAATTTCTTCCACCTTAGACTCTTAGGGACTGAATTCGTACCAATGTGGTAGCCTAATTCACTCCAGAATGACATCAATCCAAAAGTATCATAAGCCGAACTCCTTAATGGAGGACTTGTGATAGTTCTGAAATTGGCGTCTTTCCCGAGACTCAGAGCTCTTGTACTGAACAGGATAGTCTACAGGTAGCGTAATATTACGGTATCTGTTATGACCTACTGTTCCTACTTAGAGCCCTAGGCTTTAGGCCACCCCTTTTGGGTGCAACTCACACCAGCCACCTTAAGGCCGTCACAAGACAAGAAGTGTAATAGCTGAACCCTTATTCCTTTACAGGATTCAAGGGCAGCTATTATACCTCTGGTCCGAGTGACTTTCCGCAGATGGTCGATGATCGGGTGAAATAACTCTAACCTAATGGTAGAACTCGGATTGAAAACCCGGGCCTACCAGCATAGAATTGCTGGAATTACAGACCACAGGTTTGTAGGACTTATTCGGAAAAACTTCCGAGTTGTCCTTACGAACTTTAAGTTTGTAGTTTTAGTAACTTTATGGTAGTAGAGTTGAAGCCACTTACTCCCTGACCGACTTTCACAACCTCCCTATGAGTTTACTTATAGGTTAGGGTGTTAGCCTGTTATAGTAGGTAGTCCGCAACAGACTACTACATGGTCAGTTACTTCCCTCGGTCTCGGTCCCTAAAGTCAATCAGGCGTAACTTCCTGATCGACCAGGGAATCCAGGTGACATGGTCATTGATCGGTACTCTTTCGAGTCCTATGATTGAACATCATGCCAACTGGTTTCTCCCTGGAGACAAAGTGACTGTGGGCCGTG